GAAGCTGTGGCCTCTTTTGTTTTGCAAAGTAATAATCTGCAAGTTTGTTGTTAGTTTTTATCGCTTGGTTTGCTTTGCGTTCGAGTTCTTCGCGTTCCTCTCTTAGTTGCTCTGATAGGCTTTTGCCTTTGATGAAAGGGGAGGCTAGGCCATCCCCTTCGTCGTATATCATATTGTGATTCATGCAAATATAGCCTCCTGACCTTTTGACTTTACAAGCTCTTGCATATTTTTTGATGCAAGGTTAAAGTAAGACTCTTTCAATTCAAATCCGATTCCATAACGATCCATTTTTACCGCTTGATATACTTCACTACCAATACCCATGAAAGGAGTGAATACAGTATCGCCTTTATTTGTATACAAGTGAATTAATCTTTCAATGGTATCAAGTTGAAGCGGGCAAATATGCTTTTCATCTTGATCCTCTCTAGCATTACGATACCCTTGCAAAGTATTCGAGTAATTTATGTCCATCCATACAGGCGATGCGTATTTTTGCCATAAGTCTACAGAAAGATCAGTATTTGTAACAGGCTCATCTCTATCGCCATCTTTTCGGAAAATCAAAACATAATCAGGAATACCAACGCGAGACATCGTGCTATCTTTTTTTACTTGTTTATGCAATAGTCCTAGTGCTTTTGTTCTTTGCATTTCAACTACCGGATCTTTCCAAATAGTTACTCTGGAATGATAGACAAAACCAACAGACTGGAATAACTGTACTATCATTCCGCTAAAGTCACGAAGTCCGATATATCCTTCTTTCCCTTTTTGAATAGGCAAGTCCATGCAATGCACTGCGATATTACGGCCTTCTTTAATGACTCTAAATAGTTCCGAAGCCAAGAAAGAAAACTGTTCAAAAAACTCTTTGTAATCTTTGGAATTCCCTAAGTCTTCGATATGAGATGAGTAAGTATATAGTTCTGCAAATGGAGGGGAAAACACACTAAACCCTACGCTATTTGATTCGAGTGATTGTATTAATTGAATACTATCTCCATTCTTGATAGTATAGTATTCATTACTTGTTTCATTTGATTGCACTTCAGCGTGCTTAAATATATCCTCATTTGCATTCATACTTTTCTCCATTTCCTTTTGCATATTCTCAAATTGATTCTGTTTTGTTTTTATTGATTGGATTACATTTTGCATTGTATCGGTTGTAATAAGATAGATATTGACTTCATTCTTTTGTCCAAATCTATAAGAGCGTCTAATTGCTTGATACAAGCCTTCAAATGAAAAGTCTAATGATGCAAATACTTGATTTCTGCAGTTTTGATAATTGAGTCCAAACTGTGCAATCTTAGTCTTAGTAATCAATACTCTAAATTCATTATTAGCAAAACCAAGAAGCATTTTTTCTTTATATTCCGGAGAATCAGATCCTTTGACTTCAATGGCATCTGGTATCAGTTTTGTAAGAAGTTCACCTTCTTCATTTTGTTTAATCCATATTATGTAATTCTCATCTGAATTATTTACAAGTTTTACAACTTCATCAATGCGTTCTAATTTAGTAAGTCGCAATTCCTGATTAAAGTCAATTGCAGATATAGCAGTATCATTAAAAAGCAATCCATTATCTCGGATTTCTGTTTTGATTTGCTTTTCTTGAATGTTTAGACTTGGCAAGTCGTATCCATCCATCGGGAATCCGATATTACTTGGATTAGATAGCATAATTGCCCATGATGAAACAAAAGAATAAAATGTACTAACAGCATGGCCTTTTAATCTCCATTTTGAAGTCTCACCGCCATCATGCACAAAATACATTGCAAGCATTTCATTACGACTCATGATATTTAAAAACTCAGCATGATTGCCGAGTTCCATCGGATCATTAGGAGATGGCGTTGCAGTACAAGCAAGTTTATATTTAGTATGGTAAAAAGAATCTATTATTTTCTTTTTTGTTTCGCCTTCAAAGTTTTTCAGAATACTAGATTCATCAAGTACCACGCCTGCAAATTCAGAACAATCTACATTATCTATTTGCTCATAGTTAGTAATTACCACGCCATGATTCTCAGATTCTTTTGCTTTGCTTATTGGAATGCCAAACTTTGCGCCTTCGCTTATTGTTTGTCCAGACACTGCGAGCGGTGCGAGTATCAGGACTGGTTTCCCTGTTTTTTTATTTACTTGATTTGCCCATTCAAGTTGCATCAATGTTTTACCAAGTCCACAATCTGCAAATATAGCATAGCGTCCTTTCTTGAGTGCTTTTGTAACTATGTATTTTTGAAATGGGAATAAGTGTGTATTCAAATCCTTACCTTCAATATCAAATCCGCTCTCTTGGATAGATTTTACCTTCTTTTTAAGAAACTCCGCGTAATTCATTTTATATCCTCGAAATCTTTAAAGTACATAGTTAGTGCTCGGCGGAATAGCTCTCTTTGTGAGATATTTTGCGCCTTTGCAAGTGCTCGGAATCGATCTGCCATTGCGTTTGGTATTTTAAGTGCAAGCGGCGTAATGCCTTGTCTTTCATCTGGTGTAAGGCCTTCGCGATTGCTTTTTTGATATCCGATTGCAGTTTTTTCAATTACCTTGCGTTCCTCGCGTAATTGCTGAGACAAAGGAACTCCTAGTTTAAGTGAAGTTTCGATGCCTGCTACTTCTTTGTATAGGGCTGATGTTTTCATGCTGGAAACCTCAAGTTTACTTTAATTCTTCTTTTATAATTATAGATTTCTTCAATTAATACTTTGTACTGTTCTACAGTTGTGCAATCTTGCATAGCTGTAGGTTGTATTTTAAGTTTTTGCAAAAATTCTGTAAACTCAAAATTTGAATTATCTAATAAAGTCATTAGGCAGTATATAAATGTTCTTCTTTTATATCCAGAGTAATACGGTGAAATTAAATGTAACTTCATCATAAAATCCTCAGCTTCAAATAAATGCGTTACTTTAAAAGTACCATCCCAAAATGTTTTAATAGTCTTATGGTTTATTCTACTCATACTATTTAATAATGCCATACATTCATTATGTCCTATATCATATTTATCTTTAAATTCCTTATATACAACATAATCCTTAATACCCATTTTTGCATAACCTTCAAGATAGTCATCAGCATTCCATGTCTTTGAATTTGCATTTAATCTTTGCACTTCAGATAATCCATAGCCTTTGCACATAATGTAATGAAGTGGAAGTTCTAATTCTTTAATACACTCGAAGCGATGCTGTCCATCAATAATTTCATACTTTTCATTAACTACAATTACCGTAAACAGATAATTCTCTAGCATTGACTGTCTTAGCCTAGCAATATGCAATCTATTCTTATTGCGATTACCATCAATAGGCTTAAACATTGAATAATCTGTTGTTGTGTGAACTTGGCGGAAACTAGCCATTGGTTCTGTTTGGTATCTCATACCATTCTCCAATAAATAAATAATAATTAAGCGAGCACGTTGCTCTCTTGTAATTGTAAAACATCTTCTTTATCAAGTCCTCGAACTAAGATATACTCATGCAAGTAGTGTATCATATTTCGAACATATTCGTAATTGTAGGCCGGTCTTGGGAATGAGTATTCCGCTTTGTTTTTAAAGTCCATCGCTTCAGGTGAATTGAATTCGAATATCTTGTAATGGACAAAGGGCGCGTTGAATAACTCGCAATATACACGCCATTGTATTGAGCTGTAATAGGCATCGAAATTAATGGGACTATACTTGGTTTTGATTTCTACCACATCAAGCCCGATAAGTTGGTCTGCAACGCCGGTTACTGATATATCACCGAATTGAGTACGAAACACGCGGCGAACTTTATACTCGAATACTCGCGAGCGGTAATCCATGCAATTACGGGCGTTTAGAATGCAGTCAGTGCTGAACTTGCCTTCAAACTCCATAGGATAGTCGGTTTGCATCATTTCGTGAAACTCTATCCCTCTTTGCATCATTGCATTCGGCGGGTCGAGTCTAAGTAAAGAGCGCTCGAACTGTTCGACTGTAATCAGACCGTCTATGAAGCGGCGGTAAGATTCGAGCTGGGTGGCACTAATTTTTAGCATTATCGCCTCCCTAGTGAACCAACTAAATGCTTAGCAGCTTCTTCCATGTATCTATACTTGTCTATAGCAAGTTGCAACTCTTGGGCTGTGGCATCATGAATGTAATACTCTTCTTGGTAATCGCGTTTTGTTAATACAACAACTCCTTTGAATGTATCTGCATCTTTGAAGTCAATGATTTCATCAATACCAATCCATGTAATTAGGTGCTTAGTATTTATATCCATTTCGTAGGATGCTTTAATCATCATACTAGCTTTTATCTCAATCATCACCACCTCCATAAACCAATCTATAATACGCTTCCGGCGTGCATGCTTCTTTCAGTTTTGCGCCCGCCTCGAAGGCTTTAATTATTTGCTCGCGTTCCTTTGCAATAAGGTCAACTGTTTGGAATCTTATTTGCGATAATACCTCGCCTGGTGTCCGAGTCACTGAAGCTTCATAATATGCGAAGTCAAGTGATTGCCGTAGGGTCTGCATTGCGGTCTTACTCATCTATCATCTCCTGATACGGGTCTCTTAAATTGCGAATCTTCACTTGTTCGCGTTGGTGTATTGTCATTTTTGCTATGCTTACCATCTCTTTCTCAAAGCGATCATAAGCCCACTCTCTGACATCCTCTTCGGATAGCGAGTAGTCTAGGAGCACATCATCTTCATCGAATGCGCCCCAGACTTCGAAGGTGTGACTCATCTCACCACCTCTTCAAACTTACCGCTTTCTTTATTCCATTGCAAGCCACGCTCTCCAAAGGTAGTCACTACTGAAGCCCAAACGGCGCGCTTTAAAGCATCCTCAAGACCTGCTTTGCTAAGTTCTGATACAAACTTATTAGCATCCTTTGCGGCTTTTGCTTTTTCGGACCATTCTGATACCAAGGCAATGGCGGCCTCTTGCTCTTTGGAGCGTCTACTTATTGCCGATTTAGTATGTTCTAAGATATCTGCAAGGCAAGTAGTCATTGAGTGCAGGCCGTCGACATGTACAGGTGCAATTTCCGCGCAGTTCTTGGCTACAATTGAATCACTAAGGTCAAAGGTCAATACTCGTTTATTACCTTGAGTCGTATAGTAGCCTACGAGGTCGCATGACTGCATAAGTAGGTCGTAACTTGCGCCTGGGATAAGAGGGCGTTTAATTCGCATATCGCCTTCTTCTTTCTCTTTGGCGTGTGCTATGAAAACTACATTCTTACCACTAAGCTTGAGAGGCGTAAAAAACTCTTGGAATGTTCTCTTTGTTTCGCCCCAAAGCTTGATCGTATTGCGAAGAAGTCCGGGGTTATTGATAGTAAGGTGCATCTGCATAAGCTCAATAACAGTGCCCGCCGTATCGATAATAATCGTATCATGCTTGGCAAGTATTGCATCTAGCTCTTGCTTGTTAGTTAGCAAGTCTTGCCATGATTCGAACTGCAGGCCGTTCTTTAGTAGTGAGGATCTATGAAGTCCTCTGTCAAAGTCCAATACAATTGGATTCGGCGCGGTATTCGCGAGTGTGGTTTTTCCGATTCCGGGATCGCCATAGATTAGGACATTCAGCCCGTTAACAGTCATCCCGCCTGTTTGTGTGATTAGTCTCATCTCTTCATTCCTAAA